TAATCTAAATTTTAAATAACGACAAGTATAATCCCCAATTACAAAATTTCTAAATGAAGTATAAGTTACATTGTCGTCTGATGTTGCTACCTCAATATGTGCATCACAGTTTGCTGGTGTGTCTCCATCAAAGTTAGATGCTTGACTATCAAATAATCCACTTCTTTCGTCAAAGGTATTATCTAAGTTATCTGATGTTTGAGTGATAGAAGCTGTAACTCTAACTGTATGTATTGCACCAATGTCAATTACATTTGCAAACTCATAACTACCTGATGCGTATAAGTCTGATGCAGTTAAACCTGAATCAAATAATCCTGTACCATCATCAAAGTCTCCACTAGCGGAATCAAAAAGTTCTGAAGAATCTAATCTTAAAGTATTATCTGTTTCAATTACATTTGTTTTAGTTCCTGTAAAGTCAGGGTGTTCGTTTTGTGTAGCAACAGCATTAAAATTAATTACAGAAGATACATTTGATATTATTGCAGTTTCGTTAGAACTAAAGTTACCTAGTTTATCGACAGCTTTAATTAAATAGGTACCTTGTCTTGCTGGTACTGAAATTGATGTTGCTGGTCGAGATATTTTATTAACTAATGATACTGAGTTTTGCCAAGTAGCTGAACCATCTGTCGCTGTTGAATATCTTAAATTATAATAAGCTAAATCCAAATCAGGTACGGCCGTCCAACTTAGGTGTGCTTCTTGTCCTACTATATTACAAGAAAAATCTTCTACATCACTTGGTGGAGCAATCGCACCTACAATGGTTCTTGATGCAGATACATAAGTTGATGAAATACCTAAAGCATTTACAGCTTTAACTCTTACGTCATAAGTCTCTTGGTCAATTACGTTTAATACTCTATGATTTAATCCTGAACCTTGTGCGTATATGATGTAATTAGTATCTGAACTTAATTTATATTCTACTTGGTAATAATCAACAAAACTATCAGGAGAAGCAGTTAATGCTATGTCCAATGCCACGATTACAGTTCCGTCATTGTATTGGATTAGTTGGTCAGATAAAGTTACACTTGCTGGTGGTTGAATACTAAATGGATTAGGAAGATTAGTTGTTGGAATAATTGCTTGTTGAGTTTTTGACGACCAAGTGTAATGTGCATTTTGATGTTCAACTAAGTTTAACCCTACTGTAAAATCTTCGTTAAATGTTAATGATAAAACTCTAAATGGTTTTGTTGAGAAACCTAATGAACTATGAGTTATATTTACAATATCTCCTATTGCTAAATCATAAGAATTAAAAGCAACATTGATTGACAAAGTTAAAGATTCTCTTGATCTTCTTAAAATGATTTCTGCCATCTCCTCAGCTTGATATGGATTTGTGATTGTTTGAAAATCAAATCTACCCTCTAATAAATATCCGCCATCTAAATTTACCATTGTTGCGTGTTGATCTGCACTTGGTAATCCTGAATCATCTATTGGTGGATATTGAATTTCATCTACTTGATAATTACGATCAGGATTTACATAAGAAACTATAACTCTATTAAATTTATTATTTTTATCAGGAGAAGCTAAACTATATCCATTTATAATATCATTTTCTGTTAATGTAATTGAAGCTGTACCAGTTGTCTCAATAATAAGTTGGTATTTACCACCAGTATAAGGAAGATAACCTCGACAACCTTTTAATAATTGTCTTACATTATCAATAATACTTAATGAAGTATCTAATGCTGTATTGCAATCAAAAATGTTTATGTCTGAACCACCTGAATAAGGAGTTACTTGTGTTTCGCAAACTAATGATGCATCATAAAAAGATTGTAAATCCATTTCATTTACTGACAATCCTTTTCCATATCTTGCGTTAGTTAAGTAATCTAATAAACACCAAGCTGGATTAGTTGAGTAAGATGCTGTTTGTGCAACTAAACTAGCATTATAAGTTACAACTTTTTTACCTTGTACTTTTGCTTGTATTTTAGGAACTCCACTAAATACATCTTGATTCCATTTAAAACGAATAGCAAGATAAGCTAAACCTGATAATTTATGATTTGCACCCCAGTTAGATAGTGTAGATAATAAACTTGATGCTGATTGACCATCAGTTCCATAATGAGGTTCTACTGTAATTAAACTTTCTGAATTTTTATAAAAGTTTGTATCTGAACTATTGACTGTTACTTGTGTATTGTCTGCTAAATCTGCTGACCAAGTAACTGCTTTATCATCTATTCTTATTTCAGATATGTCAGATATTTCTCCCTCTGATAAAACTAAGGCAATATAAAGGTAAGTATTATCTGTTCCTGAAGTTTCTACGAATACTCTAGTTCCACCTACTAATCTTTCTCCATATACAACAGGAATACTTGCATCATTTGATTGTTTGTTTATGAGTAATCCTTTTTCAAAATTGTCTTGGTAGCTATCTCCAAAATTATCTAACTCAGGAGTTTTGGGTCTAAATATCCAAGCTATCGCAAGTGTAGTAACTAATGCAACAATAGGATTAGTTAAAAATCCATAAACTTTGGCAGCTTTTGTAACAATATTTGAAACTGTTTTAAACCAACCCATTATGCTCTACCCCATTTAATATCTAATACAGTTTGAGATGAAAAATCCATACCAACATCTGTATTAAAGAATCTTTGTTGTGATGTATTGTTTGTTTTTCTGCCGTTTTTCTTTTCGAAGTCTGCCCAATGAGAAACGATTGTTAAATTAATTAAACTATCTTTAGGAGATTCATTGATTGCAAAACTTTCAATATTTCCTTTGTATAATAAAAATGGGTCAGCAATTAAAGCATTGTTTGCATCTAATAAACCTCTATAAATTATAACTTCATCATTAATTACTGATTCATTCAATACTGTTGAGATAAAAGTTTGGTCTGCACCTGATAAAGAAATACCTATTGATGACTTAGTAATATCTACTTCTTCTGTAAAATTAGTAATTCCTAAAACAAAATCTGATGCTGTGTAAGTTACTGATGAACCTGATACTGAACTTGTTAATGAAAATGAGCAATCCGTAAGATTAACAGGAGTATCAAAACCGATAGTAATAAGGTGTATTGGTCTAATATCATTTGTTGCTAATGTGTTCTTTACTGCTGTCGTTAGACTTCGGCTCATCTTCGTAAGTTCTCCTAATTACTTTATAATTTAAAACTTTGATAGTTGCATTTTCAGTAGGTTCTTCATATTTGCCTAAACGATTAGTTTTGATGTCTATTTCTTTTTCATCAACTAATTCTTCTGCAAGAATATCAACTGAGACCCAATGTTTTACAAGATATTTCATTCTATAATGCTTCTTCTAAATCAATCTCAAACTGATATAACAAATTACCATCTTTGTCATTACCAACTACTCCAAACTCTTGTATATCATTTGTTAGATAAACTGTAAAAGGAACATTATCATAAGTTATATTAGATGAAGAAATTGCTGTTGTTAATGGTGGTTCAATCGTTAAAGTTCCAGTAGAAATATCTGCTTGATCTGCAACGACCATATAAACTTTATCGTGATTTGCAAATTTAATAAAATCTCCAGCTTTTAATGTTCCTGTTCCTGTCCCACCTAATGTTATTGATGTTGCTCCAGCACTAGCTGTTCCGTGTGGTACTCCTGATGCTGTTCCTCTAGCATCTTCTATCTCAGGCGGAATGATTGTAAAATTTTCTTTGCCTGATCTTTGTTTAACAATAAATGCCATAAGATCGCCATATACATCAGATCGTTTAGCTGTAATTACTCTAGCAGTAAAAGCCCATCTTTGACCATCTATTTGTCTTGATAGTTTTTTACCACTAACAGATTTTGACAAAATTGTGTCTTGAATAGATTTGATTCCTAGTGTTTCAAATTGTGCTGTTGATATTGGAAATGAACCTGACATATTAAATTAAACTCTTAGCCCCTCTCTCATTTACTGCTGAGTTTATTATTTGAGTTATAGTTCCTCTATTTCTAACTAACAACTCATCAAATCCTCTAGCATCTAAAGTATTAATGTTAAAATTAACTGTTGTTTGTCCGCTACCCATACCTCTAGCAGATTGAGCAATTTGTCCTGTGCTGTTTGGTATAAATAATTCTGCACCTTTTTCTCCTACTATGTAAGGTTTGTCTTTTGATACTGTCCCACCTGATGCTCTACCAAATACTCCTAAAACACTTTTAAATATACCTGACAATCCTGTACCACCAGCACTACCAGTTTTTGATTGTATCATAGCACTTGCTTTATCTATTGAATACATTACAGCTTTTTGTGCTACTATTTTAATTAGAGTTGATAAAACTTCTACTGCTAATGTTCTTGCTAAATCTTTCATAGTAACATTTAATTCTTTTCCTAATATAATTGATTCTGCTATACCTTTAGAAAATCCATCTATACCCATTTGTAATACTCTTGAAACATTTGAAGCAACATCAGTAATCTTCTTCATATCTTTGTCCAAGAGTTTTACTATTTCTTGCAAAGTATCTTTTTGTTTAATTAATGAATTGTTTGTTTTTTGATTTAATCTATAATTTCTAACTGCTTGATCTTCGTAATCTTCTAAAGAATCATTAACTGCTTGTTGTGTTTTTTCAATCTCAATATTAACAAATGGAATCTTGTTTAAGATATTAATGAAACCTACATAAGCATCTTTTAATACTCCAACAGCTTTAGCTACTCCTCTTATAGCCATAGCAAAACCTTTTACTGCAATAGTTAATACTGAACTTATTGCTCTACCAATCGTTTCAAATTGTTCTGAGTTTTGTTCAATGAACATATTAAGACTAGAAAATTCTTTTTTAAGTTCATCAAAAAATCCCTCTCCAGCAACAGTTCTTTTAAAGTTAAATAATTTATCTCCCAACATTGATAACGTACCAGTAAAGGTATTCGCTAATTCATCTGTTGCTTTTCCAAATCTACCTTGTTTGCCAAATACTCTCTCGAATGCTTCGATTGTTTCTTCTGCTGAAACTGTCGCACCAGCACTAAAACCTAATAAGTCTCTAACACCTCGTTCTCTAAAAATATCAGCACTAGCAATACCACCAGCAAATGATCTTTGTATTTGTTCAGCAGTTGTTGTAAAATCTAATCCTGTTACTGCCGCAACATTACCAGTTATTTCTAATATTTTTGAAAGTCTATCTGCATCTCCAGCTACTACTGCTAAGTTACCTGATGCCGCTTGAATCTGCTCTAATGAAAATGGTACTTTAGCCGCAAAGTTTGACATTACATCAAATGCTTTTGCACCCTCTCTTGTAGAACCAAATAATTGTTTTAATCTAACTTGTAAATCTTCAACACTTCTTCCAGTATCTACAAATGATTTAATTACGAAACCAGCACCAATACCAGCTAATGCACCTTTAACTGAAAAGACAGCATTTTTTAAACTAGCTAACTTACCTTGAATACCAGTAAATGCTTGTCTTGTTTTGTCTTGTGCGAGTATATTTATTTTTAAATCTTGTGCCATCTACCTATGCTTCGCTTTTCTAATAGCTTCTTTGTGTTCGTCTTGTTCAATTAATAAATAAGCTATCCAATGGTTATATTCCCAAAGTTCCATATTGAGAACATCAGATAAACTTATTTTTAGTCTATCTGCTACTATTAGCATATTTTTGACATCAATGTCAGTATTTACTTTTTTTTTAACTCCTCAGGTGTAGGAGCTTGCACCATAAGGGTTGCGATCTTTGTAAGAACGTCAGGGTCAGTTTTGTGCATTAAAACTAATTTATCTTCTAATGTAAAAACTTTATTTCCATCTTTATCAAGTGCTTTCATTATTAAAACGTCAGCTAATAAACTAACGTCATTTAATGTATCACTTTTTTTTAATAACTTATTCTTTTCTGAAAGTGTAATTGGATTCCAGTAAATGACAGTAGGTTTGCCCTCATCATCTTTCCATTCAGGTACTTCAATGGATTGAATACCTAAACCCTCAAAATGAGATTTGGCTCTATCAATAATTGACATATATAACTATTATATAGTTCCTACAGTTAATGCACCAGTTCCTTGAAAAGTAATTGATCTTGTAATTACACCATCAAGGGGATTAGATATACTCATACCAGTAACAATTCCTGTTCCTGAATATGAAGCATCTCCACTAGCATTACCCTCAGGTAGAAGTGTAAAAGTTAAACTAGAACCAACAGTACATTCTTCTTGTGAAGTATCAGTTTCATCAAAGTTACACTCGATTGTGCCACTAAATGATGTTCTTCCAGCTAAAAATGTTTTTGCTGAATCGCTTAAAGCTGTATCTTCTACAACGTCTGCTGATGTTTCTAATGTAAATGAAGTAACTTCTCCAGTTATATTAGCCCCAGTTTTTACGACTCCCTCTTTTCCGTGATGAGTTGCCATATTTGTTCTCCTTATTTTCTATATTTGTTTCTTCGTTTGTTTCTATTTTGTTCTCTTGGATTTCTTGCTTATATCCAAGTTTTAAATAGTGAGCAAGATTATTTTCGTTAATTAAAACTTCATATCCGTCTTTGTATAACTTAATATCTTTAGCCATTATTCTATATAACAGATTTATTCTTCGTCATCAATGACTTCATCTTCTTCATCAAATTCTTCATCTAAATCTTCGTCCTCTAAATCCTCGTAATTTTCAGGTTCGTCATCTAATTGGTTTTCTTGTAATTCTGCTATTAAGTCTTTAATTTCTTCACATAGCATAGATGCTTTGTCGTGGTGTTTTTCAATTTGTTCTATTTTCTTTTCTATTTTATCTAAGTGTTTGCTCATTGTTTATCTCCTTATGGTGTTCCTGATTGATATTCGTACATACATCTAATAGTCATTCTGATACCACCAACAGGAAACAAACTACCCTCATCAGTTTCACAAGATACGACCATTGTATCTAACGCATTACCATTTCTAGTAATATCTGTTTCTACGGCAGTTTCAATAGCCGTGATTAAAGCATTTCTTGCTGTATCTATATTAGACTCAGCACCTTTAACAAAACCTAAGATTAAAAAATCAATAGTTCCGTGTCTTGTTCTTGCACCACTACCTAATTCAGAATCTTCTCTAGTTTCTTCTGATGTTTGAACTATTACTGCTGGATATTGTTGTTCGGATAATTCATCTAAAATAAAAGGTTGTCTTGTAGCTTTCTTAATTGCTGGACTAGATATTGCAGATATAGTCGTTAATAAATTTGATGCTATATTTTCTCTTATGCTCATATCTTCATTGACCTCATTTGTTTTTCAATAAATTTATTGAATGTTCTTTGTATAATATTTTCTGTACGTTTATTAAAGCCAAAAAATGCTCTAGTTGGTTCATTTAATACTTGATTAAATAATGCTCTTTGTCTCATTTCTGCATTAGTAAAACCTAAAGTAACTTTGTATTTACCTGTCTTTTTAACAGAATTAGGATTTAAACTACCTAACATTCGACCAGTATAAAATAAATCTACTGCTGTTTTTTTACCCTCTCTTTGTAATTGTCTTAAATAACCTGATGAGTAAGGTGCAAATCTTCTATCATTATAATCGATTCCTTTTTGAGTTTTAGTTCTAATAATATCTAATAATTGAAAACCAGCTTGTTTAACACCTTGATCTATTGCTCTTGATAATCTGCTTTGAAATGTTTTTAAATTTTTACTAATCTGTTTTGAATTAGTTTTGATTTCAGCAGATATAGCCATTATCTTTGAAGTCTGTTATATCCGTGTAAGTTTTCTCTCTCAGCAGTAGATATAGTTCCATCTCCTGAACTGTCGTACTCTACACCATCTTCTAATATCTTTTGGAACTCAACATTGTATTGAGACATATAGTATTCTGCCATTCTTTCGAATCTATCTTTTTCAGTTTCGGGTCTGAACTTTGCTAAAGCTGGAAGTAAAAATCTTCCTAAGAATAAATAAACACCAGCACGTTTGAACTGATCTAAATTTACTTTTGTTGCGTCTAATTCTACTGTGTTTAAAACTGTAATGTCAGTATAGACATTTGTTTTATAAGTCTGCCACCATCTTATTCTTAAATCTCTTAAAATATCATTTGTAGTCTGAGCAAGAAAAAATGTTGTCTGTGAATCTCCTGACGCAATACCAAAACCAAACGCATCAGGTTGATAGCTTGTTACATCATTTGCTACGATTACATCTGTTCCAGTAAAATTACTCATCTTTATCTTTTTTGTTATTAGTTAAATCGTCAAATGCGTCTTTCCAAAACTGCATTACTTTTTTATTAAATTTAATAACTTCTTTTTTCCAGTATTTATAACTGT